ATTCTCCAAGTCTGATTTCGCCGCTATCCATAAGATTGCGGAGGTACTGTCGTCTTGCGTCTTGGTCGCCTGAGAATGCAGCTTGTTGTATTCGCTGGGTATCTCCTGAGCCAGTTGTTGATGAAGACTCTAGGGTAGCTGAGTTTTGAACTCGTACATTGTTTGTAGCTTGTTCTACTCCACTTGCCTTAGCAGTATTGATCTTTTTGAAGATTCGGTCTGCAACCTGTTTAGGTGATGGGTTCTTCTCGCCTAGAGAAGCTGCCATTTCACCGAGTCTTGCATTGTTTACCATTCCTCTTAGCTCTTTGTCGGTTGCGATTTCTGGGTAAGCTTTTTCAGCTTGTTGCCATAGTTTCTGTTCTCGGAGCTGTTCATTGACTGTTCGCTGTGCTTGGACGTTAGCCTGTTGCACGGCATTCTGGTAAATAGCGTTTGCAAAAGCATTTGGGTCAACATTGCCGTCAGCGTCCATAGGGAGCTGTGACAGGTCAATAGGTGACTGCTGTTGCTGTTGATACTGAGGGTATGTTGGTAGGTCTTCAATCTCATCGTCTTCAATAACTTGCTCGACTTGAGGTTCTTCTACTACCTGCTCAGTTTGTTGAGGTACTTCTACTTCTTCTACAGCCTCTTGAGGGGCTTCTTGGGTCTCTTGTACTGGTTCGGCTACTTGTTCTGGTTGAACTTCGGGCTGTTCTAGTACTTCTTGGTCTTCGTTCATAATTGCATTCCATTTCTTACATTTAGTGTCATTTGGGTAGGCGTATGCCTATAGTGCAATACTAGATCAATTACTTTTTTGTGGAGTATTTTTTGGCTTCAAAAAACCAACAATACATTTAGTACAGCTCATAGCTAGGTAATAATCGGTTTCGTCTGTGTAATCAGGTTCAAACTCGTGCTTACACTTAGGGTCGTTGATAGGCTTCATATCCTTTTTGGAGATACGCTCAACCTTACCAAACTCACCGCTATCACTTTCGGGTAGTGGGTCTATATTCTCGTTAAGTGGTTCAGCCTCCGATGACGTTGATTGCATCTGATGCTTGTTTCCCATTCTTTAGTATTGTGTCCATTCGTGACTTAACTGCACGTACACCATCTATCTTGGCTCTGGCGACTATGTATTTGTCGTGGTCGAGGGTAACATCATTCATAATGTCACTAGCGAACTCTGCGAGTAGACCGTCTATAATCTCAGTCACAATCTCCCAGTCTGGTTGAGCCTGTAAGGATTCAAGCTTAATACTCTTATCTAAAGCTGATTGGTACTTCTCTAGGTCGTTCATTGCATCATCTCCATAGGGTTAGGTGGCATCTCTTGAGGCATCTGTTCCATACCTGGCTGAGGCATTTCAGGTGGCATACCCTCTATACCTTGTTGCATCATCTCGTCTTGCATACCAGCTTGTGCAGCCTGTTGTTTTGCTTGTTCTTCTTCTATCTCTTGTGGGCTGATAATGAGTGAGTCTACTGATTTGATACCAAACTTATCTGCGGTATCTTCAAACAGTTCTTCAAAGTTGAGAGTTAAAGGTTTAGTGCCAGCTACTTGGGCTTGCTGTATGCTTGCTTGCTGAAGTTGCATAGCTTGGGCTACAAAAGCTAGGTATGAAGTCTTCTGGTCTTCTTTGCTGGTCGGTTCCATTGAAGCATCATCTATACGGAGTTCCATATCACCTTGTAAATCACTAGGGCTTACTTGTAAGGGTTTGTTTGAGTCCATCAGGGTTAGAGGTTGGTCTACGAATTGCTGGTTGTTAGATAGCCACATCTCGCCTATTTGCTTCATAGACTGCATGAAGTTAGACTTCATAAAGCTAATCATGTCACCTGCGGCTTGCTGGAGGCGTAGTATACCTGTAGCTGTACCTTGGGTCTTATCTGTAGCACTATTCATTGCACCAGTAGCGTATGAGCTTACTGTAGCGTCTTCTATAGCTTTCTCTAGGAATTGATTGACGATCTGTACTGAGTTCGGGTTAGGCTCTGGCATATGAGCGGCTTCAGGCTTACTACCTCTATAAGTAATCTCGCCACCTGGTTGAATTACGAAGTCGTTGACGTTTGAGGTTTCATCAATAAACCACACCCCATCTACAGACAAGTTCCAGTTATCCATGTAGTGATTGAAAGTATCATTGATAGCTGATTGTAGGCGTTCTGTAAGCTCGAATAGACCCTCTCCCCAGAAGTCGTGTGGACGTTGCTTTACTACGAACTTTACTAGTGGGTATTTGCCGTGCCAGTACGGGTTCTTGTGACAGCGTAGTTCTACCCAAGGTAGATTATTACCGTTCTTAGTACCTGCGTCAGCATAGGTGTAGATCATATCACCCTCATAGCACTCATAGATTGCGAGTTGATCTAGGGTCTTATCAGCAAGGATAGGGTCTTCATCGTTAGTTAGGCGGTTACGTGACTTCTTGTATTGAGCGAACTGATCGGCTGTTGTTCGTGAGTCTTTGAGTTGATCGAGGTTGTTATAGATTCCAAGGTCTTCTAGTTGTTTAACTGTCTTGAACTCTTTAATGATTATCCAGGGTGCATCGTATAGGTTAGGAGCTGATGGGGCTACAAATACATTGAATATATTGACTGGTATAAGGTCATTACAGCCTGTTTTAGATTCGATTAGCTTCTCTTTAGTAAGATCTACCGTACCGTCATCACCGATGATACGTTCGTAGCGTTTGTTGGTTTTTACACTCCAAGGCACTTTAGCAATACCCGTACCAGTAACAACAGCATCTATAAGTGAAGCTAGTACCTTATCCCGTATTGGTTCATTGAACTTAGGGTTATCGTAGTCAAACTCTAACTTACGTTGCATCTTCTCAGCACGGTCTCTGAGAGCCTGTATACGCTCGTTCTCGGCCTTGTAGTACTCCTCTTTGAGTTGTGGGTCGTCTTCTATTTCTTCGGGTATTTCAGGCATTGGGTCTGGGTCACGTAGAGTTACTTCAAAGCCTGGTTTAAGACCAACGAACTTAGCTATCAGATTCCACGCCTTACCAGCAAGTACAGGAATGAATACCTTACTTCTCCATAGGGCGATGTTGTCATCATTCACGTTAGCATGCATTAGATCAAACCACTTTGCAAAACGGGCAAACATACCCTCTTGGTTCTTTACGGCTATTGAATAGCGATCAGCCCACATCTGGGCTTTCTTAGCTTGTTCTTCTTTAGTAGGTTTCTTACTCATAGTGGTATTGTATTCGGATTACTAATTTATACTTACTTCAGCCCTAAGAATTTACCAACAGTAAGCAACTTCTTAATAAACGCTCCAAAACTACCCGACACCGTATGAGCAGTGAGTGGTTCGTCCCAAACTCCTGTAATAGATGGCATGGTTGCAATAGCTGGTGCTACAGGTAGTCCGTCAGCCCACAGGTCAAGACCACCTAAATCAACCTGTACTCCTGCTGGATAAGCAATATTAAAGTCATCAACATAGAAGTACCTGTCGGTAGTAGTAGCGTCAGTTGCGCCAGTAACCTTAATCTGTACCTGTCCGAAAGAGGTTGTAGGAGTGAATGTACACGCAAGTTGTTGCCATCCAGTACCTGTTGTAGCCACACTTGTCACGGTTGAGGTCTGGTCGTAAGTTACGGTTAGCGTAGGTTTAGTATGAGTACCTGCATAGTAGGCAGCATCGTTTATTTTTACCCAACACGTTATGGTCATGGTCTTAGAAGTAATATCACCTGTTGGGATAGTTTGTTCCCAGTGCATAAGATTAGCTGAACTGTATGGAGTAAAGCGCATAGCCGAGCCACCAGCTGTTCTTACAGTCGTATCAGATAGACCAGCTTTAGTGCGCTGTATATCACCGAATGGCATATATCTTCTGTCATCACTTGTTGTCAGGTCGTAGTTTTGGAACGCTAGGTATGAGGTGTCTACAGCGTTTGTAATGTCATATATCGTGCTGCCAGTGAGAGGCCAGTACATACCCGTTATAGTGCCTATATTAGTGTCTCGCATTATGATTTGGGGTACGGCAGCATATCCAGCATATATTTGGAATAAGTAAGATACCAAAGCAGTAAGCCCAATAGAGTTATTGCTACAAGTAAAGTTCGATGAACTAGCCAACATCATAATCCATACATTGGCAAAATCTATAGTGTTGTTGTCAAAGGTGGTCTGGACTATTGCACCATCCAAACGAATAACATATAGAACACCCCAAAATACGTTATTCTCTATGGTACTAAGTGCAATACCCCCACTCTGTATACCGTTTGCTGAGAAGTTATAGAAGTAATTACCTGTGATAGTAAGTTTTTGGTTGCGTTGAGTGCCAGTTACACCAGATGAGCAGTCCATAAACACGTTATCTGCAAAAGTCATGCCCCCATTCGGACCATACTGAGTACCAGCCGTTCCAACCTTAAAGAAGTTATTGCGCTGCATTGATACTGTTCCACCAGAAACGTGATTTAATACGGTCATTAGGTTGCTTGTGCCGTATGAGTTATATGCAGAGCAATCATCTACGGTTATTTGAGTAGTGATGTTTGCAGAGTCATCATTCCACTGTGCCGTACCGTTTGTGTTGGCAAATGTAACGTTTTCTATCTGTACGCCAGAGAAAACTAAGCTATTACAGCCATATAGCTTGAGGTTGCTAGATGCGTTTATCTCATACTTTAGATAGACACCATAGCCATTTAGCCTAAACACATGACCACCTGATTTTCGTGTATTAGTTAGAATATTAGTGTTTACGTTTATAGCTGTGCCAGCAATAGTGTCTATTGTGAACCCTGCGGTGTTGGTCGTAACACTAACTCCGTTTGCCTTGCATATAACGATAGCATCACCCACAGACCAGCCTGTAGATGTCGAAGTCACTATATCTTGTTGCGCTGTAGCAGCATCAGAGGCCAGTGTTGTTCGGTTTCCGTTTGCAGGTATCTCGCCATATAAGAATAGGTGTTGTCTACCTACTGCTGTAGCTCCTGTGTCGCCATCATAAAATCCTGTTGCAGTTGTTGTACCTATAGATGCTGATTTTATTATAATGTTAGCCTTTTCTGTGTATGGTATCGGCGAAGCTGCCGTTCCTGCCCGAAAGCCTGAATGAGCGCCAATTATGAAGAAGCCGTTGATGTTGAGAGTATATGAAGCCGCTGGCGCGTTCTCCCATTCAAACATAGCTACGTTAGCTGGGGTCGGTGTTGACGAAGTACACGCCCACGCACATACAGAGTTTGTACCGCCTGTAAATGCTACACCCGTCAGCGTAGCATCCATGTCTATAGTTATCTTATCTTTGGCGATAGGCACATCACCAGAGGCGTAAGATACTGCATTATCGCACCATGTAGCATAACTTGGATTAGTAGCGTCAGAGGTTTTTAATTGCCAGTTGTTAGTTCCAGCGCCTTGAGTTATAGAAAAACGCCATGTACTAGCTGCGGTTGTTACAGCGTATGGTGTGCCAAACGTGAAAGGGGTTATCCAAGTAGCGTAATAAGCAAGTGCTGCTGAGTTAGTTATTGTTGCTGCTGTTACAGTTACGGATGTTCTATCAGTCCATACGCTGGCCACGTTCTCTTGTAATACAACGGTAACAGGCTTAGTTATAGTAGATGATGGTGAGGCTAAAGCTAGCACCACCCCTTTACAGTTACCAGCATTAGCAAAAGTAACAGGTATAGTTCTTGTAGATGATAAGGCTAATTGAGTAGCGCTCATCATACCGAGATTATGCGCTTCTACTCGATAAAAACCACTTGCTGTAGCTAGACTTGTTGCTCCGTTGGATATTACTACAGACATTATAAACTCTTCTCGTAATCTCTTATAGCTTTATTGACTAGGTTAGTTAAATCAGACTTATCACCTAGGTCTGTAGAGGTAACTAGTTCAGGTATTACGATATTATCGTCTTCATCAGCCATATCCCACTCAACAGTTGACGGTAGATTTGGGTCATCAAGATTAAAATAAGTTTTGTTAATTGCTTTCATGAGTAGGTTAAGCTCGCTCGGTTATCCCATATATTGTCAAAACTAGCATTACCATCAGCCCATGTAATTACTGTCCCTGTGGTCTCGTCTATTTTTTGTACTTGCCAGACTGCACCAGATGTAGCAGATGCTATGGCAGCTTTACCTATATAAGTAACATTAGTAGTTGTGAAGTCGTCTATACGTGTGGCATAGGCGCTAGAAGCAGAGGTAGACCGTTCCCATGACGAACCATTCCAGACGTAGACGTTTACCTTCTTTGCATCATTCTCGTCTGAGTGTTCTAGTCTCTCTATTGCCGAAATACCTCTATGCTTCTCCATCAAATTCGCTTAATAGCCTCCATTATTGCTTGCTTTATGTCTTCTATTGTTTCAGATTTACAGAATTGCTCGATCTTTTGAATTGGTATTTCATAGATGTAGTCGTTATTTTCAAACTTAACAATGATTTTCTCGATCATAATGAGTTCAAGAGTTTCTCGTTACTCTCTATGTCCTTTCGTACTCGTACCCACTGGTAGACCTTATTTAGTCGGGTTTCGTTAAGACCAGGTGAAGCCATACGGTTCTCTAGTGATTTGATTGCGTAGAGTATCTCAGAGTTGCTTTTTTTACCATCAGCCTTGAAGTAGTCCCAGACTGTGGATAACTTCTCGCTGTCCTCTTTGTTTGGTTCGGTAATATCCATCATTCCTGATAGAGGTGTAAACTCTTGTATAGCCCCTGTAGTCTCAGAGGGTTTTACTTCTACGTCCATTCGACCATTGTCTTTTGGGGTTACTACGATTTCATCATTCATTTGTATGCTCCTATTGAATCTAATAATATTTTCGTACTGTCTTGCCAATCAGCAAAGTGTTCTACTGCTAGGTGTTCTCTTATCCACTTCTTACGACTAGTGTTACCGAGTATGTCACAGAGTTGTGATACGAAGTTATCAGGGTTACACCTTGCCCCCTCTCGGACTGTCTCTCTTAACGCTGTAGAGGGGTAATAGACAGGCACGAGCCCTGCTACCTGTGCTTTGATACCAGTCATACAGAATAACTCACCACCGTTGCAGGGGTACGCCCATACATCAGATGTCTGGTAGAGTTCATTCATAGTTGCTTCGTCTACTTGGCCGAGATACATGACGTTATCCACATCGGGCAGGTTATCGCCTGAGTACGTTACAAGTAGGGTTGCGTCAGGGTGTTTAGCAAGGATATATGGCCACATCTCTAAGAGTTCGTACAGTCCTCTATCTGGTGAGCTTGAGTATAGGCATTGTTTATTGATCTTACGTCCAGGGTAGATGCTCTCTCTATCAAAGCCGTGTGGTACTATCTTGAATACTCCCTCATACCCCAAGTTATCCACAGCCCACTTACTAGGTAATATCACCCCATCAAAGCTCGACGTGTCTTTAGTGGCAATATCAAACTCGTTAGTGAGATACCACGTCTTAGGGGCTTTGTGTGTGAAGCCTAAGTGCTTGACGTTGATGTCAATGTCACCTGGTACGTAGTCTGCATAGTCTCGGTACGTTACACCCTTGTAATCCATAGGCTCACCGTTATAGTAGACTGCTGTATCGAAGCCACGTTTCTTGATCTCTGTAGCCCACTCACGGATAGATTCTTCTGTGCCTGATAGAAATGTATCATCAGGTGTCCAGCCCGTCTTGCCGTAGGTGAATACTGGGTTACAGATGAATACTACTCTTTCTACAGCCCGTTTCATCATAGCTCCGACCAGTAACCACCGATTGACATAGGTAGCTTGGTATTGATTGATGTTTTGACACTTGGTTTGTATTTGCTCTTAGGTATTACTCTGAAGTCTAGGCTTACTCGTGTATAACCCTCTTTATTGACCTTGTTCTCGTGTTCTTTGTTTGCACCATCAAAAACAAGTATCTCACCGTAGGCTACAGGGTAGGCTTTGTCCTCTATCCATAGAGTATTAGTGTTTTTTGCGTCTGTAAGTGGTAGCCAGAAGTTTATCTCATCAGTTGAGTGTGAATAATCACTGTCTTTGTGCTTCTCACCTACTGCTAAGTTGTCTGGGAACTGTATACGAAAGCTAGGTACGGTCTGATAGACTACTTCTTCACCGATATATGGCTGTATCACCTCACGAATCAGGTTCTCATAGGCTGATTGTATCGGGTGTTGCTTGAATAGATGGTAGAAACGACTATGAAAGGGTGTTTGTTGGTCATTCTCTCGCTTCACTACCTCCTCTGGACACCATAATTCGTGTATTTTCTCTAGATACATCAGATCAGGTAGGTTAAACATTTGTTTTGTTGACCAGTATAGGTCATACATTATCTTTGGGTACTTAATTATTTTTGTTTCCATCAGTCAATCCTTCCATATTTATTTCTATATACTTCCTTACCAGTCTCAAAGTCTTCGTGGTTCGGGAACTCTACACTATTTGTGGCTCTACCTATGTGTTCTACGAGTACACCATGATACTTACCTACACTAAAGCCAGCCTTACGAGCCCGATTATAGTAGTCGAGGTCTTCAAATGAGCCCAGAGCAAAGTCTGTATCTAGTCCACCGAGTGTTTCGTATACGTGACGTTTCATAGCCCATATCGAACCAAACCTATCACCAGTGGTTACTACGTCGTGTGTCTCCCACCCGTCCGAGTCAGTCACTCGTATGCTGCCTATATCGCACGTTTTGAGTACCTTTTTAAGCCCTTTTAGCCAGCCAGGGTAGAAAGTTATATCATTGTTACAAACTATGATTATGTCGCCTGTACTCGCACGAAGTCCTGTGTTCACTGCCTTAGGGAATCTACCGTTCTTTGCTCTACGAATATTGATTACACCGTCAAACTCGTATTCGATTGGTGAGTGGTCATCTACTACGATAATCTCGTCGGGCTTCTCGTTACCCATAGAGTTAAGACAATTAGCGGTCATCTTAACGAAGTCCTCGTTAATGTAATAGGCTGGTATGACCATTGATACTTTCATTTGATCAGCTCCACTGATAGGTTCTCTGGTACGTCTAGGTGTTTGGTCATGTTCTGTATGACAGTAAAACCTAGAGGCTCACAGATACGCTTTATTCGCTTGAGAGTGAAGCCTGTGACGTGTTTACTTCCAGCGTGGTCTAGTGCGTCTTCGTATCTGTCAGTGTCCCAGTGACGGTAGTATTCACCCCATATATGACGTAGCCACTTGTCTTCTAGTTCACCACTCATAGCAATCTCTTGAGCAGCATACTCAATGTCAGGGCATTCTATTAGTGCAGAAGTTCCTGGTTTAAGTACCCGATACATCTCTTTGAACATATCCTCGGTCTTGTTATAAGGTATGTGTTCTATTACTTGATAGGCGATGATACCGTCTATTGAGTTATCCTCGTAAGGCAGTTCGCATATATCCGCCTGTACATCAGCTTCCTTATCCCACTTATCCACAGATGTGTAGCCTGGGAACTTTGTATCCCCTGCACCTAGGTTGAGCTTAGTCATGGATATACTCCTTATATTTATGTTTGTTTAATACCAAATAATCTGGGAATGAATTGTCTATCTCTACAAACTCAAACTTATGGTCTGGTCTACCGAATATGTCCTTACCTGCCTTGATGTTCTTCTCTAGGTTGTCTCGTACCTCATCGGTATCATTCTCAGCGTGGCTATAGGCTCGTAGCTTCTCTTTAATAGCTTCTACCCCACCGAGGTAGCTAAAGTGCCAACCAGCACTCTCTACAGTCTGCCAGGTGTGCCGTGTCTCCCACATAGCGTGTAGTGAGCCTGTAAAGTCTCTGAATGGGAATACTATCGGCATAGGGTGATCGGGCTTCTCGCCTACATCACGCCCGTTGAAGTAATAATAATAGTTATCTAAAGAGAGGCAGTGTGGCTCTGGGAACTTATAGGCATAAAAGCCTGGGTCAATGATCTCGTCTACACAACTAAAGAAGATCATATCGTCTGGTTCAGGGGTGATAGCAGTCATTACGCTATCTCTTTGAATAGCCTCGTTCTCCCATCTACTCTCTGGGTTCTCTTTGAGATTGGTTATCTTGTGGATAATCTTATCCTCAGCCCACTCATAGCGATGTTTGTTCTTGAGGTATTGGCTCTCAACAAGTTCACCTGCGTAGTTACGATTACTCTCGATAATCACTATCTTATCCACATGAGGGTAGACGTGGTGCAATCTGAAGTCGAGCATTGTCGTTTCATTGTAGAATGTAAATGCGTCATAAATCATTTGAAGAACCTCACGAACTCGTCATTGTTCTTGGGTCGAGCTTTCTTGATCTTAGCGACTATCTCATCGTAGAAGTTCCAGGCTAGTATGATGATTGTTAGGTCTTCTTTACAGGTCTTGAGTACACCAGGGTCTACAATTGGTATCTCTGTTCCTGGTATGTTATATCCCCACTTGATCTCGGCTTCATCTACGACAAACTTAGGCTTTAAGCCTGTAGCATTAAGAAACACTACGCCCTTAGCGGCTGCACCGTAGGCTACCATGGTGTTCTTAGGGTAGAAGTCTTTAGCTTCGGCTATAGT